ATCATTCTGTGCTAGAAGTGCAGGACAAATGAAAAAGTTTCCAAAAGCTGCAAGAGATCCTAACTCAAGATTGAGACAGGCAAGACGCAGATGGAAATGTTAAGGAGATATTATGGTAAGTAAAAAATATAAAGATGTAGATTCACCTTTAAAGTTTCTAACAAGTGATGGTGTACCTAATGCATTCTTTAGAAATGGTATGATAGTTGCACCTGGTTCACAGTTTGATGGTATGAAAGCTAATGAAAAAAATATAAACATGGCTTTTGATGTATCTGATACTGAAGAAAAACCACCACTATATTATGGAGATGAAGGCGAACAACAACTATATCAAGATATGATTAAAGTATTTCAAGGTAAAATAGTAGGCAAAGAAGCTAAAAAGATAATGGAGAATGCTGAAGGAGAGTTTCCTAAAGATTTTATTATGAAAGAAAGAGTTAGAGTTATGGAACAAAAACAAGTTCCTAAAGGTGGTGGATCACCACTTTTTACTTCTCAAGATGTTACTCCTTTTTATCCAGGTGATAATATGCCACCAGTACCTCCAAGAGATACTAAACCAAGAATGATACCTAATGCTATTCCACCTGTATTTAGACCAGGCATTGATGGAAGAACTCCAGGTTTAAATAATACTATGGTTATGAATAATAACTATGGTAATAGTGGACTACTTAATGCTGGTATGGGTCCAAAACAATTAAATAAAATGCTTATGGCACAAATGATGGGATTAATATAATGGCACATGGTGGCAAAAGAAAAGGTGCTGGTAGACCCAAGGGTATTAAAGCAGGAACAAAGGCAGAACGCCTGGCAGCAGAATTAGGACAAGGACAAACTACTCCATTAAAATATATGTTGAATCTATTGAATAACCCACAAGTATCTGTAGAAAAAAAAATGTGGGCAGCTAAAGAGTCAGCACCATATGTACATTCAAAGTTATCATCTGTTAATAAAACTATATCAGGTGATGATGATAAACCACTAACTGTACAGATAGGATGGCGTAAGAAAAAGAATTAATGGATATTACAATTCCATATGAACCTAGACCTTTACAAGAAACAATTCATAATGAATTAAGAAGGTTCAATGTTTTAGTGTGTCATAGACGATTTGGTAAAACAGTACTCGCTGTTAATCATTTAGTTATGACTGCTTGTGAAAAACAAGATGCAAGATTGGCGTATATAGCACCAACTTATCGCCAGGGTAAGGCAGTCGCTTACGACTATTTAAAAGAATATACAGACCCTTTAATGAAACTTGGTGGGAAGCGTCACGAAACAGAACTTAAAGTTGATCTATGGAATGGATCTAGAATTCAAATCTTCGGAGCTGATAATCCAGATGCACTTCGTGGACTTGGGTTCGATGGAGTTGTATTAGATGAATATGCTTTAATGTCACCAAGAGTTTGGACTGAAGTAGTTAGACCTGCTATTGCTGACAAAATAGGATATGTTATATTTATTGGAACACCCATGGGGCATAATCAGTTCTGGGATGTTTATGATTTAGCTAAACGAAGAGGAGAAGATTGGTATGCAAAATTATATAGAGCTAGTGAAACAAAAGTTATTCCATCTGAAGAACTGGAAGAAGCTCGTCTCACAATGCCACAAGACCAGTATGAACAAGAGTTTGAATGTTCTTTTCAAGCTGCCGTATCTGGGGCATATTATGGAAAGCAGATCCAACAAGCAGAACGAGATAATCGTATATGCTCTGTGGATTATGATCCTAATATTGATGTTGAAACTTGGTGGGATCTTGGTATAGGAGATTCAACTAGTATTTGGTTTGCACAAAGAACTGGTAATGAAATACATTTAATTGACTATTACGAAACATCTGGTGAATCACTTGCACACTACGTAAATGTTTTATCAGATAAAGGTTATAACTATGGTCGACATGTTGCACCACATGATATAACAACAAGAGAACTTGGAACTGGTAAGTCTAGACTAGAGGTAGGATATGAACTTGGAATTGATTTTGAAGTATGTCCTAAACTTGGAGTAGATCATGGTATTGAAGCTGTAAGAAATACTTTAGATAGATGCTGGTTTGATAAAAATAAATGTAAACATGGTATTGATTGTTTGCGTCAATATCGAAAACAATTTGATGACAAAATGCAGACATTTAAAAATAAACCACTACATGACTGGACATCTCACGGAGCTGATGCTTTTAGATATGGATGTTCTGTTGATGGACCAACAAGAACTGATTGGACACAACCTATGTTTGTAGATACAAGATATATTGTTTAAGGAAAAATATGACAAAAAGACCACTAGATGATTATGAAATATCTGGAATAGTAGGCGACCATATTAAAAATAGTTATGGTTTCTATTCGTCAGAGTTAACAGAATCAAGACGCAAAGCTAATGAATATTATTTTGGTGAAGCATTTGGTAATGAAGTAGAAGGTAGATCACAAGTAGTTTCTACTGATGTTGCTGATACTATTGAATCTATACTACCACCATTACTTAGAATATTCACATCAAGTGACAATGTAGTTAAAGTAGAACCAGTTACACAAGAAGATGTAAAGATTGCAGAACAAGCTACAGATTATTTGAATCATATTTTTAATAAAGATAATGATGGTTTTACTGCTCTTTACACAATGTTTAAAGATGCACTATTACAAAAGAATGGTGTATGTAAAGTTTATTGGAATGATACAGAAAAAGTAGAAAGAGAAACATACGAAAACTTATCAGAGGATGAGTTTAATATGTTAATTGAAGAAGACGGAGTAGAAGTATTAGAACATACTGAGTACGAAGATGAAACATTTAAAAAACAAACAGAGAAACTTGAAGAACAATTAGAGAACGCATCAGTACGAGGAGATGTAAGAGCTAGTACAATCATAGAACAAATAGACAACATTAAAGTTCCTAAACTACATGATGTTGTTATTTCAAGAAAAACTTCTAAAGGTAGAGTTAAAGTAGAACCTATACCGCCAGAAGAATTTCTAATAGCAAGACAAGCTAAATCTTTAAGTGATGCTAGTTTTGTATGTCATAGAGTACCAATGACTCGTAGTGAATTAATTGAAATGGGTTTTGATTTTGATACTGTTTATTCATTACCTTCTGAAAATAAAGAACAATATAATTCAGAAAGATCAGTAAGATATAGAAATGTAGATGATGACTATGACAAGACTGTTGGTGATGAATCTACAGAAGAAATTATAGTATATGAATCATACATCAAAGTAGATATGGATGGTGATGGCGTAGCTGAAATGAGGAAGATCACTAGTGCAGGTGATAATGGTTATACTATATTAGATAATGTTCCTGTTGATGCACACCCATTTTGTTCAGTAACGCCTATTATTGTACCTCATAGATTCTATGGTAGATCAGTATCTGAGTTAGTAGAAGATATACAATTAGTAAAATCTACTGTGTTAAGACAAGTACTAGATAATATGTACTTAACAAATAATAACAGAGTTGCAGTCATGGATGGTCAGGTTAACCTTGACGACCTATTAACTAATAGACCTGGAGGTATAGTTAGAACTAAAGCTGCACCTAATCAAGTTATGATGCCTATGCAGAATCAACCACTAAGTAACCAGGCATTCCCACTACTTACATATTTAGATACTGTAAAAGAAGAACGAAGTGGTATTACTAAATATAATCAAGGTATGGATACTGATACACTTAATAAAACTGCATCAGGTATAAATACAATATTATCTCAATCACAAATGAGACTTGAATTAATTGCAAGAGTATTTGCTGAAACTGGCGTAAAAGATATATTCAAGAAGATATTTGAATTAGTTGTTAAATATCAAGACAAACAAAGAATAGTAAAAATTAGAAATGATTTTGTTCCTATGAATCCAATGGAGTGGAGAGATCGTTGTAATGTAACTATTCATGTAGGATTAGGTACAGGATCAAGAGATCAACAACTACAAATATTAAATGCAATACTTGGAAGACAATTAGAAGCTATTAAATTACAAGGTTCAGCTGCTGGACCAGTTGTAAATCTAAATAATATTTATAATACATTAGCTCGTATTATTGAAAATGCAGGACTAAAAGATGTTGGTTCTTACTTTACAGATCCAAAAACAGGTATGCAACAAATGCCTAGACAAGCTAAACAACCTTCTGAATTTGAGAAAGTATCACAGATACAAACACAACAAAAAGCAGCAGCAGCTCAAATGCAATATGAGAATCGTTTAAGAGAACTAGAACTTAAATATCAAAAAATGATATTAGATAATGAAAGAAATATAAAGGAGCTAGAGCTAAAATACAAAGCGGACATTGATGAGAAAGCTATTAGACGAGCATCTTTAGATCAAAAAGGTTTAAGTGATAGTAATAAACAAATGCTTGACGCAGCTACAAAAAACATATTACAACAACCAAGTAACACAACAATAGCAATAGATGTCGAACCTGAACAAGGAAAGTAGTCGAGGCGTAAAAGCTAAACAAATACTTGATAACGAATTATACAAAGAATCATTTGATGAATTAAAAAAATCATATGAAGAAGCGATATTTCAAACTAAACCAACAGATGATAAAGCTAGGTTTTCCATATACCTGGCGTATCAAATATTAGGTAAAGTTGAAAACCATCTCCGTACAGTTATGGAGACTGGTAAACTTGCAGAAAAACAAATGCAAGATCTAAAAAAATAGCACCAACCATTTGGAGTGCTAATATAACACTAACCTATAAGGAGTGAATTATGGCTGAAAAAGCTACAACTGTAATAGATGCTGGTAAAGTTATTGCTGGTCTTATGACTAATGAACCTGAACCAGAAACAACTGAACAACCAGTTGAAACAGAAGCTGCACCTGTAGAGGAATCACAGGATGAAGAAACTGTAAACCCTAGTGATGTTCCATATATGGAGCAAGAACTAGAAGAAGCACCAGCTGAAGAAGCTGTTGTTGAAGAAGAAGCTACACAAGATATTGATGAAAATTCAGAGGAGCCTTCTTATACTGTCAAAGTTGATGGTAGTGAGATGGAGGTGACCCTTGATGAATTACTTCGAGGGTATCAAAGGGAAGCTGATTACACACGCAAAACATCTGAACTGTCCTTAGAGAAATCAAGGCACAACGATATGATGCAACAATCTCAATCAGAGATAAATCAAAAATTGTCTAAGCTAACTGAACTTACTTCAGCTGCACAACAAGAATTGCAAACTGAATATAGTAACATAGACTTTGAAAAACTTTACGAAGATGATCCTGTTGAAGCTGCAAGGCTTGAACATAAGATGCGTAAAAGAGCAGAGAATCTACAAAAGATACAAGAAGAAACTCGTAACAATCAAATGAATGAGTTTCAAAAGTATATTCAAGAAGAACAAGCAAAAGTTGCTACACTAATTCCTGAATTTGCTGATCCTGCAAAAGCATCTAGGATGAAATCAGATATGAGATCTTATCTAACTAAGTTAGGATATAACGATAAAGAGATAGGAAGTGTATATGATTCGAGACAAGTAATGTTAATTAAAGATGCTATGGCATATGACAAACTTAAAAAGTCTAATGTAAAAGTTACTAAGAAAGTTGCAAAAGCACCGAAGGTCGTAAAACCTGGTGTTGCCAAAACTAAAGCTGAACAAGCTAGTAAGCAAAGACGAGATAAACTAAATCGTCTCAAAAAGACTGGTGGCGTAAGAGATGCTGCAAGAGTCTTTAGAGATTATCTTTAATTAATAGGAGGCCCAAATGGCACAACCAAGTAATCTGTACGATACGTACGATACTACTGGTATTAGGGAAGATTTAGTAGATGTGATTTATAACATATCTCCTGAAGAAACCCCAATACTTTCAGCAATTCCTAGAACTGCTGCAAAATCTACAAAGCATGAATGGCAACTTGATAGTCTAGCTACACCTGCTGCTAACTCAGTTATCGAAGGTGATGATGCAACTATTGACGCTATGAGTGCTACAACTAGAGCATTTAACTTTACACAAATTTCTGACAAAGTGATTGCACTTTCTGGAACTCAATCAGCTGTTGATGCTGCTGGTAGAGCTGATGAAATGGCATATCAAATTGCTAAGAAATCAAAAGAGTTAAAAAAAGATATGGAATTTACTCTTATCAAAGGGCAAGTTCAAGCTGTCGGTGACGCATCAAACGCTAGAAAATTAGGTTCAATCCCAACATGGTTGAAAACTAATGGTGATGCAGGATCTGGTGGAGCTTTATCTACTGGCTCTGGTACTGACTTACCTAACTCTGGTACTGACAGAGACCTTACTGAAACAATCTTAAAGACTGTTATCAAAGAGGTTTATGAGTCTGGCGGAGAAATGGATCTATTAGTTGTTCCACCAAGTGTGAAACAAACTATATCTGGTTTCAATGCTAACACTACTAGATTTGGACAAGCTGATTCTAAAGTTGAGTACGCAGCTATTGATGTTTACTCATCAGACTTTGGTGATCTACAAGTTGTTCCAAACAGAGTTATGGCAGTAACAAGTGAAAGCAATGCATTCTTACTACAAAGAGACATGGCTGCTGTTGCTTACCTAAGAGACTTTTCAGTAACTGATCTTGCTAAGACTGGTGACTCTGAGAAGAAACAACTCTTAGCTGAGTACACACTTGAAATGAGAAACGAAGCCGCACACGGTATTCTTCTCGACATCAACCAATAATCTAAGCGAGGGAGCTTCGGCTCCCTCTTTAGAATCATTCTAAGGAACATTATGTATTATAAATTAACAGGAACAGTACAGAAGGTAGACTATACAGCAAGTGCTGCAAATAGTTCTGCTATATCAGATCAAGTTAGATATGCTAGATTGTATGCAACAACTGATTGTTTTATTACAATAAGCAATCCTGCTGTGACAGCAACAACTGCTGCAACTCCTTTACAAGCTAAAGACTATGAAGTTTTTAAAGTAGCACCAGGAAATATCATATCTGTAATTAGATCTGCTAGTAATGGTTCATTGTATATTTCAGAACTATCGGAGTAATTATGACTGATTATAAAGCACCTACTACATTTAAAATAGGAACAACTCAAACTGTAGCTG